GCCAGAGTCCGACGATTTCGTTATGCGCGGCCTGCGAGATGAACACTGGCTACCTAATAAAGTGAATCTGCGACAGATAGTTCGCGTTCAAATCCGTGTTGATCGTCGTGAACACCGCCTGCATCGAGGCTTTCGTGTTCGCGCCCGAAACATCCGCGTCGAGGAGACCGACCACCTGATAGCCCTGGGTGAAGTCCTCAATATACTTCCGCTGCTCCTCGACCTCGTCCGGCGTGGACGTCACGCGCGCCGCGAACAGCGCCAGCAAGGCCGAGATGCCCGCGAGCGGCCCCTGTTCACCGTCCGTCACGTTGAAATAGTTGTAGGCGGAGAGGCACAGGCGCGCGCCTTCCTTCACCTCGTCATTGGTGTTTTGAGTTTGGGTTGGCATGGATAAAGACTCCTATGAAGACGATATAAATCGGAAATTAGCCTTTCGAATTGCGCCGCGCCGCGCCAGCGAAGGCCTCGCGGTAATTCGTGCGCTTGTGGGAGAAGCCCTTAGCGTTGATCGCAAAATTTGCGCGGCGGCGAATCGCTGGATCGCTGGAATGCTTAGCCGCTTCGAGCTTGGCCGCCGGTATGCGCTGGCCTTGCGGGACGCCGAGATTCTCGTGGAGAAGGCCCTCGCGAGAGGGCTTGATATGAATGCCTGAACTCATTGTGTGGCCTTGTTGCGGTACGCGGAGCCGGCGAGGGCTTCGCGGTAACGAGTGATGGGAGGTTGACCTAGCTTACGGTGAGCGTTGTATAGCTTGGCCGCCTTCGATTTCGCGGCCTTCTCGCCCATCCCCTTGCGCTCAAAGGCGTCGCGCATTATCTCGTATGCTTCCGGCATAACTTAGGCAGGGCATCGCTTAAATTCCAGGTTTTGGCCCTCGGAAATGCCATGAAAGTTTTGATTTCATCTTCCGTAATTGATTTTGTCTCCACAGCGCACTATCAGGCTACATTTCCGTGAAATACTTTTCAGATTATTACATCAGTTATTGGAAGGGGATTTGAGCAGAGACAAAACGTAGGGTCTCAAAGTTATTCAGTTATGACTATGACCGCAGACATAGGTCTCGAATGGGGCCTGGAAGCATGGTATCAAGCTCGAAGTCTTCAAACTCCCCTAAGGCGAAAAGAGGTATTGTCCTCTTACCGGCTCGATGGTGGGTGAGCGATGTTTCGGCTGTATGGCACGTTTCGCCGCCTGGCGCGGGATTATGAGCGATTGCCTGAAATTCTAGCCGGACTGCTCTATCTGGCCTTCATCGTTCTGATGTTAAAGAACATAGTGGAGGTTCTCACTTAAAAAAGTTGATAACAAGCTCTAGTGAAGCAAAAAAACCAGTCTGGAAACCAACCGGTTCATCCCCCTTCAGGCTGATCTACCAAACAACGATCAAGGGCATCAAGGCCCAGGAGGTTATATGAATCGTCGAAACATTGTAGTTCTTGTCTCACTGCTCGTCGCTTCCCTTGCCTCTTTAGTCGTAGCTAGGCATTTGTTAGCGAAGGGCCAAGATCGTTCGGTTGCCAAGCAGCCTTGCCATACAGCGGCCACAGTGAAGAGTGATTCTAAGAGCGTCGCTAGTTGCAAGAATGAGGAGTTTACATTCACCCCGGTGGGGGATGATCCTCCGGGCACTATTGACGGAGCAAAGACGCCGTGGTTGATTTCAGATGACAAAGCGTATGAAACATTTTTCCTCTGCGCGACAGCTACCGATATCACCACGGAAGCGCAAAAGACGCTGGCAAAGGCCAAATTTTCCCGCGCAAGAATAGATAAAACGGACACCGAGCGCGTTCTGACAATCTTGAGCGAATTCAGACAACATCGGTCCATAATTATCACGGCAGCCGACCGTCTCCGTGACGCCAAGGCCCCAGCTAATGAATTCGCAAAACTGCAAGAGAAAGAACTCAATCTTATCAGATCCACGCGTAATGACTTGCAGTCACGACTCAGCCAAGATGGCGCAACAAAAATGCAACAATTCATCTTAGGTCTGAAAAGCAAAATCAGGCTCATACCAGCAATGGCAGAATAACTAAGGAGGTCAGGTATGTTAGCTCAGAATACAATTGATTCTTCGCGCCGAGTTGTGAAGAGTTTACTCTTCATTGTGTCGATGGTTTTAGTTCTTGCTGTCCCTGCTTTCGCGCAGCCGATGGCGTTCAACTCAACTGTGTACACTGACTGCGGGGATCAACTTGGTTACTTGCATTGTTGGGGATACACCTATGCGCCAAGTGGGTCATCTATCATCCATACCTATAACGCGCATACCAGAATGACGTTCCCTGACGGATCTGTCACTGAGAATTGGGGGAGTGGCAATGGCAGCACTCCTGCGACAGCCAATCTTTTAATACACGTGACGCTAGACACTCCAGACGGGAATTTTTATATCAGATCAGACCATGAAGCACGTTGCCCGGCAGCTGGTCTTTTTCTCAGCACAGCTTCAGTGCTGACTGCTATTGGACAAACTTCGGAAGTTTGGTATGGAAGTTTTCAGGGCTCGGACATAAATTTTGCAATCCCCATAAAGAACTGCTTCTACCTGAAATGCGGTCTTCCACACGACGACATTTGTTGGCCCAGCAGGAGCAGCGGTGGTCTTACACAAACATCAATAGATGTAGCTTGTCCGGCAGGGTACAGGGACAAATTCAAAAAAATAATATTATGTTTTCACATAGAACACGTAGAATATCCCACCTGGGACCCCTGCTCAGGGTTACCGCCCCCGTCCTTCCCACCTTGGATATGATAAAATTTGAGCGTGTTCCACCTAGGTGGAACACGCTCAATTTAGAGAGGTAAAATGAAAATTGTGAATGTACCAGACGGATTGCTAAGGGCTCTCATTTTGCTATTCACAAAACCCTTACGTTTTTGGAGTCTTATGAGATGGCAACCGGACATCCTATGGAAAATGATCACCGGAGAGATGGACGTGCACATTTACGATGAGAAAACGCGTCAGGATAGGCGTGTCCGCTGAAACTGTCATGTCATTTCAGGCCCGATAAAACCACATTTTGAGCGATGCCTTAGGCAGTCCCCTCCCAAAAACTTCCGAAGTCCCCGACCTCTTCCTGCTCGATCTTCCTGCGCTCCTCGGCCAGCGCCAGGTCGCGCGCCAGCCGCCGGCCCTGGCTCATCTGCTCGACGTGTTCGACGCGGAGGCGTTCGGGGATCGCATCCTCAACGCGCTCTTCGACGGTCTTCGGCGCGACCGACGGACCCCAGTGAGTGGCGAAGGCCCGGAGCGTGTCGATCGTGTCGTCGAGGCGTTTGAGCGGGCGCATGTCCTTGACCGCCTTCCCAGCCTCCGAAGGTGGGTAGTGGTATGCGGGGAGTTCAAGCCTTAAGAGCTTGAAGCCGCGGTCAGTCTTCGACGGAGTGACGAAGAAGGATTCGGCCTTCTCGTTCCGGACTAGGCGGTACTCGTCGTCTGGCGCCACGAAGTAGATGCGCGAGCGCCCGTGCAGCTCCTGCCTGATCGGGTTCGGGAATTGCGGCTGAATCAGCATCAGCCACTCCTGGATCTGCGGAATTCCGACGTTGTAATCGGTATTCCAGGACGTCCAGAGCTCCCCGTGCTCAGTCAGGAAGGTGTCGCGAACCTCGTCGGCCTCATGGGAGTTCTCCGAAAACTCGTAACGGTGGACGAGCTTGCCGCGGTAGTCCCTGAAGCCCAGCTCCCTCTCGATCTTCTCGATCTGCGGCTGCGCCTCGCCGACGGCCGCGGCGATCGGCATAATCCGGTGACAAGAGAAGACGAAAATCGAATCCGAGAGCGGGTAATTCGCCCGAGGCCTCGCCGCGTGAGTGACGATCCACGCGTGGTCGTCCGACTGGCCATGGTCGTGAGTTCTGCCCCAGTTCCAATCGTCTGGAACGCGATACGCGCCGTTCTGATCGAAGAACTTGTGGTCGAGCTTGAACCGCTTGTAGTAGGCGACCAGCTCCGACCAGGTAATCAGGCAATACTCTTCGCGCCAGCCGCCGAAGACCTTACCCGGCTGCGACGCGTCGTAGTTGCGCTCGATCTCCTGCGCGATCTGTTGATCGGTCATCGGCGGGCCGGTATAGCCAGGCCTGAGCGAGTCATACCAGCGCTTGTCCTTCCACGGATGCTCCTTCCAATCCATCTCGAAGACGTTCGCATGTCCCGAGTGGCGAAGCTCCGCGTACTTGTTGAACTTCCCCTCCGGCGTCCCCAGAACCAGGATGGAGCGCGTCGTCTGGGAGAGCGAGGTGTATTGCGGATAGCCGCCGTAAGGGTAGACCTGAAACTCGTCGCACAGCGCGATCGTGCGCCGGCGCTGTCGTCCGACCTTCTTCGTCGGCGCCTGGCCCGTGATCACCGCCCCGTTCGCCGGATTGGCGATGTTCATGTAGGTCAGGCCCTTCTCCAGATCGAAGCCCTTGGGGAGCATCCACGGCGGCAACAGGCGGATCTGGAACCGGACCTTCTCGAAGAGCGTGTCCGGATCCTTCTGCGAGTCAACCAGGTCTTCGGTCGCGGAGGTCAGCATCGCGCTGAAGCCTTCGCGGAGAAGCCATTGCTTGACGATCCAATTGATCGCCCCGACGGTCGCGCCCATGTCTCGCGCCTTTTCGACGAGGCCCGACGCCCTGCGGTCGAAGACCAGGGACTCTATCCACCGGACGTATCGGTCCTGGAACGGAAACAAGCCGAAGGGCGTTACGGCCAGCGGCGAATCCTCGCGCGGGTCGTAGCCCCAGGCGTAATAATCGAACCAGTAGAGCGTCCCCTCGACGCCGTTCCCGCACTTCGCGAGCTCAGCTTCGGCGTCGTCGCACGTGGTGATCGCTTCGAGATGCGCGAGCCGCTTCTCGGCCAGGTCCGCCGCCCGGTCGAGCTGCCAGGCGACGAGCTCGATCTGGTACTCGCGCGCGGCCCTCTCTTCCGGAGTGTTGTCGCGGTAGACTTGGGCGCGCAGCGTATCCTGCGCCGGCCCGATCAGTTCGCGCGCCGCGATGGCGCCGTCGAGCGCGCTCCGGAGCGCCGGGCCGATCTCAATCCGCCGGGCGCCGCCGGAAAGCCTCAAGCGTGTCCGCGTGACGGCGACGGCGCGCGCGCGGTCTATTACTGAATCCATTGGGCCGCCCGGGGCTCGGCCTCGACGACGATCGCCTTGGCGTCGTCCTCAGACCAGCCTTCGGCGATGAGGCGGTCAATCTCGGCCTTCACGCGGGCGACATCCTCCGGGTTGACGGCCGGCTGCTTCAGCATTCCGAGCGTGCCGACGAGGATTTTCGCCGCAGCCTGCGAGCTGTACATCTCGACTTCGTAATTCGTCTCGACGCCAACAGGCTCGCCCTTCGCGTCGAAGAGGTCGCGCTTCTTGATCTTGAGCTTCTGGATCTGCCCAGTGGCGCGGAGCGCTTTGGCGCGCTTGTAATCGAAGTTCCCCTCTTCGTCGAGTACATCCGAGATCTCGCCGAGGAGCTGCTGCGCCAGGACGCCGGAGACGATCTCGGGAGTGACTCCGGCGCGCTGTTTCGCCCTCTGAATCCGCTCCTGAATCTCAGCATTTCTCAGCAAGCGATGCGCTTCCTGATGAGCGCCGGATTCGGCGAAACCAGCGGCGATCGCGGCCTGTGTGCCGTTACCGCCGTTCTTGATGTACTCGGCCGTGAATCGCTCGCGCTTCGGCGTGAGCTTCTTCTTCGCGTTGCTCGCCCGGGCGGATTTCGAGGCCTTCTTCTTGGCCGGTTTAGTCTTCACGGATTTGGCCACGGCGCTTATCCATCATCTTCTCAGTATTGCCGACGTGGAAATGCGGGCACAGCTTGCAGCGGTACGCCGACAGGAATCGGCCATCGATCTTGATCGCGGCGCGCTTGGCGCGGAATCGCTTGATCTCGGCTTGAGCCTGGTCGTAAGAGCGAAAGCAGGATTTGCCGCTCCGGCAGCCGCAGTTGTATTTTGGGGAATCCAAACAAAGAAAAGCGTTGACCGAGAGACCACTTGAGGGTATAAACCCGCGCCAGCAAATGAAACGCCCTACTCGCCCTCAAACCCCGCCCCGACGCGCAAGGCTTCCGTTACATGCTAGACTTCTGGAATCGACAAGAAACCTCCCCTATGACAGAAGAGACTCGCGATGCCATAGATCGCATTTGCAAAGGCGATCCTATCGAATGCTCGGCCGAGTCCTACCGCTCGGAAATACGTGACGCGCTCGTCCGTTTCGCGCTTGTTTGCGTAAAGAACAACGACAGGGTCCGGATGCGAACCGCGCTCGCGGAGGTGAATAAGCTGGACAGAATGCATGGCTGTGGGCCGTAGGCTGAATTGCCAGACGAACGCGCCTAAGCCGAGGCGGATCAGGGGTGAAGCTATCTAAATAGCATCGCCCACCATCTCCGGCTTGAGCGCCCGCATTATCTCGGCCTTATGCCCGGCCGGAATCCATCGGAACTCATTCGCGCCCTTGGTCCCTCGGAACGTGCGCCAGAGCAGCGCCTCGTTCTCCGACTCTCTCTCTCTCTCGATCGCCACACGCTCCCGGCGCTCGCTGAGCGTCTCAGTTATCTGGGCCGCCGAAATCACCCCGACGCGATACAGCCACAGCAAGAACCACTTCGCGGTCACGGATGGAACCCGGGCGAGCGGCGCTACCCAAAGCTCGCCGCCACGGACCCAGGCGAAGACGCCGCGGCGCGGGCGGGCGGTCTTATAACCTGTTTGCTCGATCCAGCCGCCGGAGAGCAACTCTTTCCATTCCGGGGTGGAGAGTTCGAAATCCTGGTCAGTCCCGATGTCGAGCGTATATCGCTGTGAGCGTCGAGCCATAACGGAAAAGCGCAATAAGACACACGAGGACCATCGTCTGTCTTATTGCGCTTCGAGCCTTAGGGAGAGGCGAGCACGAGATAAGTTGTGAGTTCGGCCCCGGCGCCCTGTCGTCGCTTGCCGTGTGCCCCGTTCCGGCAAGCGGCGCCTCGCCAGGGGCCGAAAGTCAGATCAAGATTCCTTCCGGCGGCGGAGGCGTAATATTGCGCCTCGGACGAAGTCGAACAAGGGTCGGGCTAAGCGGCGGACAGGCCCAAGCCAGTCGTAACGCGCCCGACCAGGCGCTGCGCCTTGCGGAAGCAGACCATTCTGCGGCTGCGCCTCGTCTGGAAAATTCCGTTTCAGGTAGCGCCGCAGGAAGTGCTGCGCGACGACGGCCGCGAGCCCGAGCGTGAGCGTGATCAAGCCCTGCAGGAAGGTCTGAACGGATATTGGGAGCGCGATCCAGGCCGCCAGCGCCTGCTGGGCGCAGAGGCCAAAAAACGTCGCCACGCCGGCGATTGTGTAGTCGCTTCGGTCGATCATTCTCAGGTTCAACCGCATTTCCGCATCCTTGCGGGGGAGTTAGATTGAATCCGGGGCTCGTCTTCAGCAGCGTTCAATCACAAAGGCCGGCTCAGAACCTGAAGCCA